TGCTTGGTCAAGTGGCATCCTTCTCTGAGCGTCTAACAAAGATCGAAGGGCAGATGCCTGCGTTGATCACCAAGGAAGGTGTCCCAACGGACAGTCCGATCAGCGCAGAGCGTAGGGCCATCATGAAAGAACAAATCTACAAGGACATCAACGACCTTCAGGTGAAGGTCAAACTCCTTGAAGAGCGCGAGAAATTCTTAAAAGGAGCCAAGTAATGCTGTCCTTGCTTTCCACCCTTGGGGGCCTGCTGCTCTCGGGCCTGCCCAAACTGCTTGAATACTTTCAGAACAAGGCAGACCAAGCCCATGAACTGCGTCTGGCTCAGGTGCAGACCGAGCGGGAACTCCAACTAGCCGCAGCAGGCTTTGCCGCCCAGGCCCGGATGGAGGAGATTCGCACCGAGCAGGTTGCGATGGAGACTGACGCCCGGATGACCGAGGCGGCTCTAGCGCACGATCAGAAGATCATGGACAAGGCTTCCCGGTGGGTGGTGAACTACACCGGCACCGTCAGACCTACGGTCACTTACATCTTCGTCTTTGAGTTGGTGGCCATCAACGCCTTCATGGCGTGGTATCTGTGGAACCACCCGAATCTGATTCAGGGCATGGATGACATCATCCTGTACTCCGACCTGATCTTCTCTGCCGACGAGATGGCCATCCTTGGGGGCATCATCGGCTACTGGTTCGGTTCTCGCCAGTGGAGTAAGAAGTGAAACTGAGCAAGGTGGGCGAAGACCTCATGCACAAGTATGAGGGGTTTAGGAGTAAACCCTACCTTTGCCCTGCCCACATCTGGACGATTGGCTACGGCCATGTCCTGTACCAAGAGCAGATCAGGCTCCCGGTCATCCGCAAGGAAGGCTACACCGGGATGCTCCGCAACGAGTTCCCCCTGAAGCCGGAGGACAGCCGTGTCTGGACTAAGACGGAGATCGACGAACTATTCCGCGATGACGTCGGGACTTTTGAACGTGGTGTTCTTCGACTTGTTCCCGGCGTATCTGGCCGTCAAGGCTCTTTTGACGCTCTGGTCAGTTTTGCCTTCAACGCAGGGCTAGGCAACCTTCAGCGCAGCCAGATCAGGATGCGGGCCAACCGTGACGACTGGAGCGGGGCAGCAGACGCCTTCCGCCAGTGGACGATGGGTGGCGGCAAAGTCCTTCCGGGTCTGGTTAAACGCAGGGAAGCCGAGATTGCCCTTTTCCTGTCTTGACAGGAGAATACCGATATGCCGCAAGCGATAAACACACATAGTGTTCTCTTTGTCAATGACGACTGGGGGACAACGTGCCACTAAAAAAACTCACACTGCGCCCAGGGGTCAACCGCGAGAACACGCGGTACACCAACGAGTCGGGTTGGTATGAGTGCGACAAGGTGCGCTTCCGCCAGGGCACTCCCGAGAAGATTGGTGGGTGGGTCCGCATCTCGGCCAGTGTTTTCCTTGGCGTATGCCGCTCTCTTTGGAACTGGGTAACCCTTCAGGGCGATAACCTGATTGGTCTTGGCACCCATCTGAAGTTTTACATTGAGCGCGGCGGGCAGTATTACGACATCACGCCCCTTCGCTCCACAGTAACTCTTGGGGCTGACCCGTTTACAGGCAATGGGACAACCACGGTCACGGTGACTGCTGCATCTCATGGCGGTGTCACGGGCGACTTTGTCACCTTCAGCGGGGTAACTGGAACCTACGCATCTCTGCTCAATGCAGAGTTTCAGATCACCGTCACGGGCACCAACACCTACACCATCACCACATCTTCGGTTGTTGCGGCAGGCGCAACGGGCGGCTCGGCGGTGGTGGCGGCGTACCAAATCAACGTCGGCCCAGACATTGAGGTTCCTCTGACGGGTTGGGGTGCGGGCACTTGGGGAACTGGACCCTGGGGTATTGGAACTGCAAGCACGACGCGAACGTCTATCCGTCTGTGGAGTCAGGCCAACTTTGGCGAAGACCTGATCTTTGGCCCTCGCCTGGGGGCCATGTACTACTGGGACAACACAAGCGGCGTAACCACTCGGGCAGTTGAACTATCCACCTTGTCCGGCGCAAACGGTGTTCCGACGATTCAGAATGAAATCTTCATCTCTGACATCAACCGTTTCGTGTTTGCGATGGGGTGTAACGAGATTGGCTCTTCTACCATCGACCCCATGCTGATTCGGTGGTCAGACCAAGAGAGCGCGGTGGATTGGACTCCTGCTGCAACCAATCAGGCTGGCAGCATCCGCTTGTCCCACGGGTCAGAGATCATCACGTCCGTCCAGGCCCGTCAGGAAATTGTGGTGTTCACGGACTCAGCCGTTTACTCCTTGCAATATCTCGGTGCGCCGGATGTGTGGGGCGCTCAATTGTTGGGCGATAACATCTCCATCGAGAGTCCGAACGCAGCGGCCATTGCATCTGGTGTCATTTACTGGATGGGCATAGACAAGTTCTACGCCTATGACGGTCGCGTGCAAACACTGCCTTGCGACCTGCGCCGGTATGTCTTTGGCGACTTCAACCAGTTGCAGGGCAACCAAGTCTTTGCCGGGACCAACGAAGGCTTCAATGAGGTCTGGTGGTTCTACTGCTCGGCCAACTCCACCGTTGTGGATCGGTACGTTGTTTACAACTACCTTGAGAAGATTTGGTACTACGGCACGATGGGCCGCACAGCATGGCTTGACTCCGGCCTGCGCGACTACCCCATAGCAGCCACATACTCCTACAACCTTGTGAACCATGAGCAGGGCGTGGACGACAACGTGAGCGGTGTCCCTGCGGCGATCAATGCCTACATCGAGTCTGCCGAGTTTGACATCGAGGACGGGCAGAACTTTGGCTTTGTCTGGCGCATGCTGCCGGACGTGACGTTTACAGGATCGACGGCCAACAACCCGGCCATCACCATGACGCTGATCCCAATGAAGGGGGCGGGCTCCGGGTTTAACACTCCTGAGTCCCTCGGCGGATCAAGCAGCGCGGCAGTCACGCGGTCGGCGACGGTTCCCATTGAGCAGTTCACCAACATCGTTTACATCCGGGTGCGAGGGCGTCAGTTGATTATGAAAGCCGAGTCCGACGCACTTGGTGTGGCGTGGCAGTTGGGTTCCCCCCGAATCGATGTTCGCATGGATGGTCGCAGATGAGTTTCATCATTGAAGATGCAACCGTCCCGCCGCCGCCAAACCTACCACTGGCTCCGGGGGATTACGACTCCCGGTATCAGGAGGCATTTAACAACGTCCTGCGCCTGTACTTCAACCGTTTAACCGCCCTGCTTGGACAGATCGTGACGACACCATCCCCCATCCCAATCTCTATTGGCGGCACCAATACGGATGCCTTTGGGCGGCTGCGGGTCAGTCAGCCCTACACGCTCTTCGACAGCCAGAACCGCTACGCCGCAGACAACCAGTTTGACGTTTCAACGACCGGCACGGGCACAACATCCTTCCTGTCCAATGAAGCGGCAGTCAAGATGGAAGTCACCGGGGCAGGTGTTGGCTCCGTCCTGCGGCAGTCCTATCGTTCCTTCCCGTATCAGCCAGGGAAGGGTTTGTTGGTGCTTGCCACCTTCGTGATGGACAGCAGCATGAGCCTGAACCTCACTCAGCGTGTGGGGTACTACAACGACCAGAACGGTGTGTTCTTCCAGCGCGTCGATGGGGTTTACTCTTTCGTCCTGCGCTCCTACGTCACAGGCTCTGTTTCCAATGTTCGGACGGTCAATCAGACAGACTGGAACGGCGACAAGTTGGACGGCACCGGGGACTCTGGTTACACGCTTGACCCGTCCAAGGCGCAGATTCTGTGGATGGACTTTGAGTGGCTTGGCGTCGGCTCAGTCCGGTGCGGCTTCATCATCAACGGTCAGTACATCGTCTGCCACACGTTTAACAACGCCAACGAGATCACCAACGTCTACATGACCACGGCCATCCTGCCGGTGCGCTATGAGATTGTGACCACCACCTCTGCGGTGGCGGCTTCGATGAAGGCAATCTGCTGCTCGGTTATCTCTGAGGGCGGGTTTGAGCAGACCTCCATCGACCATGTGGCGCGACGCACCACAGTCTTGGGCACCATCGGGTCCACTTTCTTGCCCGTCGTTTCTATCCGGCTTGCGTCTGGTCGAACGGGGGCTGTGGTGCTGCCAAACCGAGTGCAGGTTCTGCCCACGACCAGTCAGAACTACGAGGTGGCGCTGATCAAGAACCCCACCCTGACCGGGGCATCATGGACGGCAGTGCCCAGTGATTCAAACGTGGAGTACGACGTATCGGCCACGGCGACCACAGGCGGCACCATCGTACAAACGGACTACGTGACCTCTTCTGGCTCAGGCGGGACGCAAGGTCTTAGCGCAGCCACAGGGTACAACTTTGACTTGCAGTTGGGCGCAACAATTGCCGGAGTCAGTGACATCTACACCGTCGCTGTTAGAACTGTGTCCGGCGCAACCACAGGCGATGCGGTTGGATCGCTGTCCTTCTACGACTTGACTCAATAAGATCATGGCACGACTTCTTACAGAGCAAGAGTTTGAGCAGCGTTTCGTGCCGGAGGACACGTTCGTCCAACCCGAGCCCAGGGACATCGTGCAAACACTAGAAGGCGCAGGCTTTGTTCCTGCCCCTCAGACCAATGTTCTGGACTTGGTTGGGACGACTCCCGCTCCTGCTGCGCCCGCATTTACTGCCGCCGGTCAGCCATCAACTGACCCGCGTGACCTGATTACATATTTAAACAAGACAGACCCCAACTTTGCCCAGACCGCCCTTGATAAGTACAGGTCTGATTACGCTGCGGCGTCTGCTGAACTTCATGGGGCCACGCCAACAACGCAGTTGCCGGGTACAAATGTCAGCGGTTGGAACATCACGCCGTTTGAAACCTATCGTCCAGACCCAAGCGGGATGGACATACCGGATCGGCAGGTTACTGATGCGGACAAGATTCTTGGTGGGTACAACGCCACTAAGACCACCTTTGGTGAGAGCGGCAAGCCGATTGAAAACACCCTCACCTACGATGCAAACGGCGCAATAACAGGCTCAACTCAGCGGGTATTTACCGGCGGGGACAGTGGCTATGTGATTTACCGTGATGCAGCCGGTAACATAACCGGCGGTAATGAGTTTGATTACTCTGAGGCTTGGAAGAGCACGGCAATACCGCTTGCCCAAATGGCTCTTATGGCTGCAACTGCCGGTGGAGCGTCAGGATTTTTTACGCCTGGAGCCGAAACAGCACTTGGTCAGGCATTGGGAACCGCAGGCTCAAAGGCTCT